ATAATATCGCCTTCCACACAAAATTGTAATAACTCATTGAGTGTGTCCTCTACTGTTTCTGCTGGTACTACCATCATAAAAATGCCAGGTGTATACCCGATCTCACCAAATACACCTTGTCCATTATGAACTACTTGAACAAGGCCTTCCAAAGAAGTGGTACATCCACTGATATAATTCTTTTCAAATTGTTCTTCAGCTTTTTCATAGTTGTTCCTAAATCCGTGTACTTCATGTCCTGCTGCAATAAGACGGCGGGACATACCCTCACCCATCCTACCTAGTCCGATCATTCCTACTTTCATTTGTCCTTAAATAAATTTTCTACTTGTTTACGTGTGTCTTCCATTTTCTTTTTATCCCTTTCGGAATGCCTGTAACCATTCTTTCCATGTAGAATGAAGTGTCCTTGACAAAACATAGTTATGCCAAATATTAATGCCAGGATAATACCTATCCACTCTATAATTATAATGTGATTTTCAACCATGGCAACAGTGGTGGTATTACTCCAATGAGTCTAAGGAGACCCTCAGCAAAAAGTGCAAGAACAACCCAACCAACACAGATTGAAATAATCGAAGCATTACGATTGTGTTTTCGTATGGCATCATCAATCATCTCCTGTACTTCTTCTTTAGTCGCCCATTCAGGTGGTTCAACATCTTTACCCCAATTTTTAAACATGAATCATCTCCATAGCATCATGTAGTTCTTTTGAATGATTCAGTTCGTCGTTTAAAATTTCAAGAATTTTTTCGTCTGGACCATTTAATGCAAGATACTTTCCATAAGTAACCGCAGCATGAATTTCTATTTCATAAGACAAATGGTATGCAGACTTAGGAGCCATCCAATAATAAACCACGTTGACCCAATAGTAGACAAGTACAAGGTGTCTGGCAACAAAGCGATCAATCCAATAAGAATTACCCCCCCGACTTTCCATATATTCCAGATGTTCTGTTTCATTGAGTGTTTGTGCAAAGTGTTCTTTCATCAAGTATAGATGTTCTGGACCCCTTAAACCTAAAGATTCTCTTAAATGTAAGACACTCAAAAATGCAAAATAAGGTGCCCGAGCAATTTCCTCAAGCACCCAAAAACGTTGAAAGTCACGACCCCTGTATAAGAAGTCGATGATGGAAATCGTGAAGTTTAAAACGTGTTTGTTAATAGTGTTCATCATCCTCCTCTGGTTCATAAAGTGGACATGGTTCTTCAAATAAATGTGCCATTCTAAGTTGGTACACCCTTTCTCTTAGCGATTTATAAAACTCTCTTTTTTCGTCTTCACTCATTCTACGTGTACTGTACCAATCATACCTGCTCCTTTGTGAGGACCACACCAATAAGTATAGTCACCTGCTTCAGGAAATGCAACTTCAAAGTCTTCACCTGGTAACATTGCCAAGGCTTCGTGACCTAACTCTGGATGGTCTTCCACAATTACGTTGTGAGGAGGAAGTTGATTGTTTATGAAATGAATCGATTCTCCTGCTTTAATAGTTACTTCTGCAGGTTCAAAAGCAAGATTCATATCATGACCCATCATCACATCAACTGCCCAAACGGGAGTCGCAAAGAAAAACGATGCAAGAAGAGCAAAAAAGAACTTCATATTTGTTAACTCGACTACACTATCTAGGATAGATCGAAACTATTGTAACGGGGATTTGTCTTGACTTCCTGACTTATCATCTCACCATGTTCTGTAACACATTGGCACCATTTCTTCCTTAATTCTTTACACTCATCCGAGTTTCTTTTTTCTTCATCATTAAAAAAAGAGAACCACTCATGCCAGAGTGCTGAGCACTCTTTGTTTTTAACATTGAGATGTGGTTCTCTATACAATCAACCCTCTACTTTTTCTTTTTTCTCAGGTTTTTTATCGTCATCTTCTTTTTTATCTTTTTTAGATGGAACAACTCCGAAGGTAGCTAAAGTTCCGGTAAAGACGCTGGCGATAAAAGTTGGGTCGATGTTTCTTTGAGGCATACCAGGAATAGTTACATAATTAAGGGTCAGAATTGATGCTGACCAACCCAATATAACAACTCTCACAAGGGTAGATACCCCTTCATCAGCCCATTCAAACTTATTCTGCTTGGCATCCTCTTTCTTTTTGGGCAGATTAGAATCTGACATTGTGAAAGAGCAAGGCAATTTTATTTATTTGTTAGTGAACGTGAAGATGAAGTTTAACTTTTGTCTTTTCAACTTTATGTTTTTGACCTATTCCGTGATGACGATGACCATACCCGTGCTTATGTTTGTGAGCATGAATAAGATCTTTCTTAGGATGCCAATGATAATGAGTATGTTTTTGTGGATGATGATAATGGTTATAATGACCATGACCATGACCATGAATATTATACTCAATGTGTGGAAGATAATTATTTTCCACTAACCATTCACGGGTCATAGGAGTAGGTTCATACACTTTCCACATTTCACCATCAGCACAAGCTTGCAATGCTTTCATAGTCATCCCTTCTGTCTTGCCTGCCCAAGTTGCTTCTGCTTCCCATGGAACAGCAGCAGAAGGATAACTTTTTTCAGTCATCTTTCTCCATAAAGAAGGAACAGATTCTTCAGGTAAAATAATAGCAACCAAACTATTTTTAATTGTACCTGCCATACAGTCTTGTGCAGCGTGCCATCCTTCATGACGCATAACACTCATAAGAACATGAGGACGATGCATAAATGCCCTGTTAAGAAAGAAATTGTTTCCTACAGTATGATAAACACCACGATGACCAACAGGGAAATACTTTTGATCTGCTAAAAACACTTTAACTCCGACCCTACTGAGAGAAGTGAGCATGTTGTTGAATTCATTAGCAATGGGAGTAAAACTAGCAGTATTGGAATACTGACTAGAGATATCCAAAAGATTAGTGACCTGTTCGACTCCATCAGTACACTCTCTAAGTAACATACACCCCATGGCATCCATGGTGTGATATCCTTTCGTTATCCTATCTTCATTCGCTAGTACTGGACTCGTCCCTAATAGGCACGTACCAATTAGGATTGAGTTCAAGGCATTTTTCAAGTTTATAAACGTTTTCACGATGAGTCTCCCTCAAATACTTTTGAAAATAATGTTCGATATTATCAGTGTTTGTATTACCTTGACTTACCCAGTCATGACAAAACTCATACACTGCTCTACAATGATCATTTAAATGGTGACTAAGAGCACGAAATACTGCTGCTCTTAATTGCATCCTATCGTCTGCATATCTCCAATCTTTAGGAAATTCTGACATGGAATAATAAAAGGACTACGCTATTTAGAATAGCATAGTCCAGGTGTTTGTCAAGTTGTTTATAATTTTTACTGAATTGTCTCTACAGCAGCAAGTGCTTTCTGACGCAATTCTTCGGGGAGAGGAACGTAACCAAGAGCATCAGACTTTGCTTGAGATTTCTCACTTAGCATATAACGAAGAGTCTCTTTCACACCTTCCTTGGACTCAGGATAAGCAAGAATCCAGGTCAATGAAACAATCGGGTAAGCATTATCACCAGCAGGGTTTGCATCAGCACCACGCAGTTGGTCATCCAGAACAATCTGACTTAGACCAGCAGCAGATGTTTCAGCATTTGCCTTAACAAATTTACCTGCTTTATTTTGAAGGGCAACCTGTTGGAACTTATCACCAACAACATAACCATAATTCAGATAACCAATAGCACCAGGTTGATTTTGAATGGTAGCAGCAACACCAGAGTTACCTTTACCACCAACACCAACAGGCCACTTCACTGCCTTACCAGTGCCTACAGTCTTCTTCCATTCAGGAGAGAATGCAGACAGGGAGTTGGTGAAACCTTTGGTAGTACCAGAACCATCAGCACGATGGACAGTCAGAATACGCTTAGGATCACATCCGAAGTATGACCAGTCATCAATCTTACCAAGGAATACATCAGCAAGTTCAGTCTGAGTCATCTCAGCATCACAACCAGGATAGTTGTAAGCAGGAACGATAGCACCACCAGTCATAGGAACATGAATCATGGGAATCTTCTGCTTCTTATCACTTACAGCACCATCACTAGCACCAAAGTCAATAGTTTCGCGAATGAACTGGCGGACACCAGAACCACTACCAACTGCTTGATAGTTTACTTGATTACCAGTTTCTTTAGCAAAGTCTTGTAACCAGGAATTATAAAGAGGAGCAGGGAACGTAGCACCTGCTGCATTCAGTCTGAATGGTTCTTTTACTTCTGCGGTTTGATTAGAACCACAGGCAACCATGAGGGGAGTGGCAGCAATGACTACTGCGAGTGCTT